CTTTACAATCAATTAAAAAACTGTTAGAGCATAGCATTAAGCGAACAGCCGAATTAATTGGACTAAAAACCGTAATTGGCATCAGTCCTTTAAAATACGAAGACAAAATAACGTATGAATGTGTTATTCACTTTTCGAAGAAAGATTTAAGACAAGCTAAATTTTATAACTTTGATATAAAGAAATGGCTTGCCATTGGCCTTGCTATTTCAATTCCTGCAACTGTATCTGGCGCAATCGCCCTACTCGCTGCTGGCATTTTACTCATTCAACCAGTAACACTTATCTTAAGTGTGGCTGCAATGTTGGGCTTGTGTTTATTTCTAAGTTATCAATTTTTACGATACGAAGAAAACTTATCTTTAAATCTATTAGAAATTGAGAATATGCCAAAAGATGTTCGCAAGATGGTTGAAACCTTTACAGGCGAAGAATTACATTTTGAGTATAATAAAAGTCGTCCACTAGAAAATTGTCCTTCATTTTTTAAAATGTCATTAGGACATTGTAGTTGTTTTGATACAATGGAATGTTGTTGTGATAATACACTACAAGATGATACCCATCAAAATAATCGTGAAGACATCGGTTTAATGTGGCGACAAACAGCTTCGTTTTACAATGCTGTTTAGTTAAGCGCCCCTTGAAGCGGTCCTAACTTCTAATACAAGTCCTGTACCGCCGGTATTGGTTGTGATATTAGGACCGATACCAGTTACTGGATTTGTAAAGTTTGATATGGTTGTTGCCGTAGCGCCAGCGGTTGTGGTATGTCTATCACCACCAAGCACTAGCTGTGTTTGTATATCAAAGTTAGCTGTGGTGCCAGCCCCTACAGTAACTACAGCGCTACAAACATGATTAGCGTTAACTTGCAGCATTTCTTGCTCGCCAGTTGTCCCTGCTGGGTAAGTTGCTCTATGATAAGTTTCAATTGTCATTTTTAACTTCCTTGTTTTCTAAAATGATTGAGGCTTTAACTTCAGCTACACATGACTGTAAAAGTTTATATGCTTTTAATGAAATTAACCTATCTAATTTTACATTAATAAGATCATCATCTTCTTCTGATAATCCTTCAAATGTTTCAAATTTTTCTGCCATTTCTAAATATTTTTGTTTCTTATTAAGCAGATAGATTAAACTACCAACAAAAACATTAAATTCATCAACATTAAATTCATCAATCAAGGCGTCATCTTCTTCAGTTCCCACATGATTGCTCCCAGCGCCATTATTGTGCCTATTATAGCAATTCCATGCCTAGATAACCAATTGATAAATGTAGTTTTTGACTGCTGCATGCCCTGCTGCAACATCAATATATCATGATGACTATCAGTCATTTGCCTAATTTTGCTCACTTCTTGATTTATTATATCAACACTATGATTTAATACCTCAAGCTTTTTGCTTATTTCGTATATTAAATCTTGTAAGTTGTCAAGCTTTTCTTTACTACTGTCCATTTTAAACGTCATTCATGATTTTTAAAAACAAATATGCTAAAAATAAACCAAAAATATTAGAACCACCGATTTTAATAAATTCGTATTGGAGTATGTGTGCAATAGGTATAAATAAATATTCATAAAGCATAGCAAATGCCACGAAATATCCGACAACTATTTCAAAAATAACTGATTTTTTCATTTTGCCCTCCCCCCAAACTTCTCTGCTGTTCTCATTGTACCTAATCCTAACAAAGCCATCACTAATGGATACAACGCACCAATATTGACTGATGCCATCGTATAACCAAGACTTGTTAAAATCGGTTGTACGAGAAATTCGTACATTAACCCTAGCCCACAAACCCAACCTATAAATGGTCGCCAGCCAGCAACAAAGAGTGAACGGTGCTGTGCCTCTACCTTGTTTAACTCAATCTGTGCAATGTTGGGTTCTTGCAACAAACGTTGTAATAAAAGCTGTTTATCAAGACGTTCTTCATCGCTTGTAAAAAGCTTATCAAGAATATTACCTACCGCTTTGATTGGTGAGGCGGCTGCTGTTGTAAGTAAATTCGATAACATACGTCGTCCTTGACATATTTTATTATGAATATTAATGTGTTATTATAACTTGTCTCATACAAGGATGTACACAATGAGCAATTTTGTTAAGTTATTAGCCCCTTTACTGACAATCATGTTTCCATTAATGTTAACGGTTAGTTTTGTACTAGGTATCGGTTATGTTGCATCTGCTGATTTTGGCATGGCCTTTAGCTTATTTGGACTAACATTCGTTCTTGGTTATTTGTCAATACTGCATATTTTGATTCGGCATGAGCAGCACGAAGAAGAATCAAGTTAAATCATGAAGATGAACTAGTTCAAAGTGCACTAAATCATTAAATTGATTATCCTTTAATTGTGTATCTCGGTCCCAATCCCCACCCCACCTAATTTTATGACTAATAATGCCTTGTGCTTTAAGTGACGCTGCAGTACCCAAAACATAACCTGCAAAATAATTAATTCTTGGAATGTCTTTCCAATCAATCGGGTATGGAATAACATCGACAGCCAACGACGGGTAGACATTGTGATTACTTGAGGGCCACTCAAGTTGACTTCTTTTCTCTTCAAACGCTTTTCGTTGCTGTTGTTCAGTTCTGTGACCACAAATAACAGTACAATCAAAACTGTTAATAACGGTATTAAATAGCATTCTTAAATCAGGATGGCAGCTATCGAGTGCCAGTTGCGATTTTAAACTAAATTTTGGCATTAGCTATTCCGTGTTTTTTAACACATTATCAAGCTTACTTAAACTACTTAATGTCTCAAGCACTGAAGTATTACTAAATTGACCGTCAGTATCAATTGCTTTTAAGGGCTCTGTTGCGTCTCTAAGCTTTTGGCGTTTGGCTTTAATCGTTGTTACATCCTTATCTAGCTCTAATGCTTTCATGTAGTCAGGGTCGGTTTTTGTCAATTCTTCGTTACGCTCAGCTCTTAATTTACTAAGTGCAATAGCTTTTGCTTTAGTACAACAAACATCAATTTGTGGGCCTTTTTGGCTGTCTTCCCAAGCATCTCTGAATTCTCTGTCACTTGGAATATCATTATCATTCAGCTGTCTAAACTCAACACCACCAAAGTGTGATTTTTTGACATCACTCCAAATTTTTTCTTCATATTCTTTGTCTGAAATCTCGCGGCCCCTTGATTTTTCAAGCTTTTCTTTAGAAATTGCCGTTGTTATAAAGACAGATTTATCAGGTCTAATCCCTAAAATTTTTAACGTCATTATTGATCTCCACAAGCAAGTGCGCTGCCATTGGCATCGTTAAAAAGACCATTTTCCCGAATTGTTATTTTTACATCGGCAACACCTAATGATGTAGGCACAATGGTGACAATTCTGTCCGTTACATCAGAAGTTCCAACGACACTCATGACTTCTGTAAAGTCAACATCGACGTTTATACCTATTTGCCCTGCGGCTGTATCGGTTAAACTACTAACATTAAAACTATTAACAGCACTAGGCGTTCCAGCTGTATAAGTCCACCTCAACCAAAATTTAACAGCACTTAAATGTTTTTGTTGTCTGCCAGGTGTGACTGCCAATGTAGTGCTGGTACCTGTTTCTATTTCTGCAACAGTTGCAATTTCGATAATACCAGCTGTTGTATCACTGGCATTTTGAATATTTACTAAGTCTAAAATACCTTGCACAGTGTCTTTTTTCATATTGTTACTATCAGATACATCAACGTAGGCAATTTCATCGGTTGCAGCAATTGTTGTATCGGTAAACTCACTGTGGTCTAAATCAATCGTGCGTGTTTCATTAGCACCTGGATTTTGGGTTGATAAATCAAGACCTGTACCGACTAAAAGTTTTGCTTCTAAATTGGCAGGCGTTGTGTCATCAGCCGATATACGAACACCACCAACAGCCGCTTGTGCTTCACTGGCACTCGTTGCAGCGGCACTAGCACTTGCTGCTGCATTAGTCTCTGAGGTCGAAGCGTTTGACGCACTCGTTGCAGCGGCTGCAGCACTGGCAGCAGCAGCACTGGCTGAATTTTCAAAGTCATCTGTTGAATTAATTAAAGCATCAGCCGTTGCATTCCAAAGAAGTGCCTTATTAGCTGTGGGTACGGGCAGCTCTAAATCAGGCAAAGATACGGCAGAAGGCACCTTAGCACTTCGCCCTACTTCTTCATTTAATTGAATGGCAATCAAAGTTAACTTATCCAGTGCATCTTCAATAGCTACTTCTGGAAAATTACTGGCCGTTGGGATGTCAGTTTGCTGGTCAAGTGTAAAATCAGAAATGATAAGCGATTGCTCTGATGCAGTTGGTGCAACTGTGTAAGTAACCGTTCCACCCGGTGTAGTCAATGTATTGTCAACGCCGTTGATGGCAACCGTGTAATCAACCCCTAACGTTTGCAAACTTTGCGCATTGGTTGAGGTTGTGACTTTAAAAACTTCTAATTCTGATGACAGGAATATACGAAATGAAAAATCAAATGCGGTTTTTGACCCATTGCCTGCTTCCTGCGCGCGATTGGTCGTTGCTGTTGCGACTGTCATTGCTCAAAATCCTTTTAAAGCAATTAAAATATAGCATAAATTATCTAATTATGCACCGAAATGTATCAAAAATCCGTTTCTGCTTCTTGGGGTAATCTTTCAGGTGTTAACTCACCTTTTCTCCAAAAAAATTCCTGTCCTGTATCTCTTAACATGCGATCTTCAAGTAATTCATTTTTTCTATCAAATTCTGGATCAATAAGACGTTCAAGTTGATCTAATATCGTTCGTTCAACAACCAGTCTGCTATACCATAAATTATTCAACGGTGTATTTCGTTTGGCAAATCTAAATAAATCTGCTTTTAACTCATCCCAAGCAGCAGCTCTATCCTCATCCTCGTCAAGAATACGGTTTAAATCACCTTGCAGTGTTCTTATAAAATCACTGACGAATCCAGCAGTTGGACCAACAAGCTCCTCTGCAAAACTTCTTCCAAATCTTGAATAATCTTGAAATAAAAAATCACCAAAAAGACCTAACCCACCCCCTTGAAGTGCCGCTGCAGCCCAAAATCGCCAATCATCAAAATCACGAATATCCTTACCAATAATAATTTGTGTTATTTGCAATGAAACAGCCCCCATAATGGTTGCACCAATAAATGTAAAGCCTGCATGTTGTAATCTTGATTTATTAAAATCACCTTTAAATGTATCAACTACTGTCTCCATGGCTCTTAAAACATGATTAAACATCACAGTAATTGGAAAGCTTTTAAATTGAACAACGGATGCCGCAATACTGCGCAATAAAGTTCCGCGCCTTGCATCCCCGAGCGCTGCGCCTGTGGTTATTGCGCGTGTTCTTAATGTTGGCTCGTTAACTGCTAAGTTGCGCATACTATTAATAACATCATCTAGTTTGGTTGCAGCATTAAGTGCGGCATCCCTATCAACGCCACTTGCAGTTGCTACTTGCTCGGATCGAATAAAACGTACACCTTGTTCTGGTTCAAAACGTTCTGCTTTACCTAAAATTTGCCAGTCAGCTTCAGTCATACCATGTGCTTCAAGATTATCTCTAAATGCTCTATCAAGATTTGACCAAGATACATTGTCATCTAAAAGTCTGGCTAAATTTCCTTCCATTTCAAGTGACATCGCATCGGCGGCAGCATTAGTTACTGCACGAAGTCCTTGAGCACGTAGTGTGAATTGTGCAATCCATGATGTTGCTTTACCTCCCATCGTTTCACCTGAAAAACGCGCATCAGCAAGTGCACTACCCCTTGCAACACCAGCGATGTAACCTGCTTGTCTTGCTAATTTTCTATCTTTTGAACTTAATGGATTTAATAACTTTAAGTAACGTCTAAGAACTTTTGTTGCTGGAAGGCCATTTAATTTAGCGGTTGCTGCCATAAAAGCAGTATCGGCAATGGCTGATATCACAGCACGCCCAAGGTATGCAGCAACAAATATATTTCTAAGACTGGCAGATGCTCTAAACCAAGTTGGCTCGCCAACTTCAGTATCCACAAAGCCGGTTAACACATCATACATACCGCGTGTCCATTTTTGTCCGGCTATACCGACACCACGTGCACTCATCTGTAAATCTAAATGACGCATCAAGGCATTGGGTTTAGGCCCTAATATTTCTAAAAGTCCTGTATCACGGGCAAATGATTCAAGATGGTTAATAACGCTGTCAAATAAGCCAACATCACCGACACCAAAACGTTCGTTGTACTCTAAAAAAGCATCCGCATCTCTAAAATGATAAAAGCGTCCGGATTGCCGTCTGGCTGATACCTCACCACCAAAACCAAAAGTTTGTTTGCCCTCTTCAGCACGTTTTATCAAATCTGATTTACCTTTAGTGACAATAGCGTTGTAATCATCACGCATTATTCGAAGTAATTTATCATCTTTAAAAGGCAGTCCTGTTTCAAAATCTATCATTTTGTCAATGTCTAGGCGGGGTCTTATAAACTGATACCACTCTTCAAACGCTACCTGTTTAATTAATTCAAATTTATGAATTTGGGGGAAATAATTTTCAAGTATGCCAATAATTCCACCTGCATTTTTATAACGTTTATGCGCTTGATCGAAGACACGTCTTAGTGCGCCAGCAAATTGCTTTGCTTCAGCATTTCCAGTGCCTTTGCCCAACATTTCAGCAACCACATCTGCCATGCCGTCTGTACGACGCTTAAGACCTGCAAGTTTACTTTTAAACTGGTCAACAAAATCATCAAGATTGGTAAGATATTGTTTTAATATACTTTGTTTGCGAACAAGTCCCTGTTCTAATAAATTTCGTACAGCGCTATCATACGATACACCCGTGCGACTGACCTCATCATCGAGTTGTTTAGTTATACGAACTTGTGCAAGTGCGCCATTAATTTCATTGCGTTTTTTAGTAGCAATGATGTTTGCCTCAGCTTCAATAATATCAGTTGCAGCTTGTGACGCTGCTGATTCACTACCCATGCTATTACGGTAGCGCTCGAGCAATCCGTTAAATCTGTTTTCAAGCGTTTCTACTTGTTTTTTAGTTAAAAGACCCGCTTTAACTTTTCCTTTAATACAATCAATAAATGCCATGTTATCCTAACCCACAAGAGCGTATTTCATTTAAAGCGCGCTCATCATTTGCAAATTCTTCTACTAATTGTCTAAGTGTTACCGTTCTATCATCAAGCACAATTTGAAGATTTGGGTTTTCTCTTAAAAGTGCGTCAAAGGCTTCTTGTTCTGCTTGTATGCGTTCAGGTGTATCGGCATCACGCGTTAACTGTTCAGCAACATCTGGACTATCTATTTTATTTTCTAGCGTCCTTTGATTTTCACGAATGGATGATTCAATGTTACTAACTTGTTTATCTAAATCCTGATTTGCAATCGTTGAATCATTAATACGGCTTCGATAATCTCTAATATGGTCAATTTCTTTACCGCTTAAATCACGCAGTTGTCCCGCATTTTCACGTTGTTGCCTTTGATTAATAAGTGATTCTTTTTTAATTTGCGACTTAGCATTTGGTGTTATACCCGCAGATTTAAGCATTTGCTGTTCTTCTGGCAAAAAATCCCGCGTGGTTAAATTACCGCGTTTGCGTGCTGCCTTGTCTAATATTTGTTGCGGCAAAGTATCTAAGTTAAACTGAGGTGCTGCGCCTTGGGCTTGCTTAGGAAGAGCGCCCCCGATAGTTGAGTCACGTTGAAACCTTTCCAGTTCACTCAATTGTGATTTAATTATTTGGGTATCCCCACGGCGTGGCTTCGTATCAATATTTAGTATATCGGCTTCGCTAACTTTGAGTGCTGCGCTATCAACTTTTTCGCCTCTTGCGAATGCATCTGCTGTAATTTGAATACTTTCATAATGGGCACGCAAATTATCAACGTTAGGCCGTCTTATATGCGGGTTATTTTCTTTAAAAAAAGCAGAACGTGATAAATAATTCGCTGCCGTTTTGACACGTGATGGCAATCCTGGCGCTTCAGCAATCTGTGAAAAAATCCAAGAAGCGGCTGGTCTTGCATTTCGACCAATACCACGGATTGCTCGTCCTGCAATTGGAAATGCAGCGCCAAACAATGCCGCAAACCCCAAATTTTCGCTAATTTCACGAAAACCGTACTCATTGCCTAATTCTCTTTGCCATCTAGCAATATCTGGCTGTTGTATTGCCTCTACAGCCACATTAGCACCAGCTTCTCTTAATGCAGTTTTCAGTAAAGAAGTTGACAAAAACTTACCGGCTGCAAGCGTTGTGCTACCTATTCCCGTACCAAATGCACCAAGAAGATTCATTGGATCCGTTGCAGCACCTGCAAAACCACCAACTAAACCTGCAAGCTTTGGTAAAAAAGTTGAACGTTTACTAGCTTCTGCAAATTCACGGCTACTTATGTTCGCGCGCTCACGTGCTGCTTCAATAATTTGTTCACGTGTTTTAACATCAGCAAATTTTTCGGGATCGCTTGCTTTTAATTCATCGATGGCTTGTTGTAAAAAAAATTGATCGTGTTCAATTTTTTCGATTTCACTTCTTATTTGACGCTTTGATATACCAATTGGCCCTATTCTATCTGGTGTTGGAATTGATTCAAATGGTTCAAAATCACTGGCATCTTCTGGCTTAATATCGCGCCCTAAAATTCCATTAATAAGTTTGCGATTTTTTTGCTCTTCCTCAAGAATAAGTAATTCTCTTGCTGTGCTGCTATTATTTGTGCGAAATGCCTTTAAACCTAATGTATAAAGCTCTCCAATTTCACCAGGTGGTCTTTGTATGGGCTGTGTTCCAGCGTCAATTTCTTCAGGCTTGATAAAAGCACTAACTACCATCAATTCATCCTTGATTCATCAAAAAGCTTTTTCATGTTTAAATTATAAACACTGCCATCTTGGTTAACGGCAAATTCATCAAAAAGTTGTATGGCATATTGACCATTGCCTATCATAATTAAAACAGCATCATCTTTAATATCTACCAAATCAAGGGGCCTACCATCAGCAACACGTGGAACATCGCCTAACCCATTAACCAATTGTGCTTCAGTTAAATCTTCAAAAAAATCCTCAAAATCATCATCATCGATAAATTGACCGTCTGCTTTTCGAAAGCCAAAGACTTCGCCACCGTTTATTTCAATAACAGGCCCAAATAATCTTTGAATAGAATCGTTAACTATATTTCTACTAACGCCAATTCTATTTATATTATTTTTAAAAATATTATCTGCATAAAGGGTTTCAGTTGCTTTAAGCGCTGCTTGTCTAAGCGATGGAATTTGAATTGCCTCGCCAATGACTGAATTTACAGTACGCACAAACCTATCACTGGCTGGCATATCAACTAACTTTTTATCAAGCACACGCCTGCCATTTAAAAGCGATTCGGCCAACGCCACATCTTCATCAGCCACAGCAACAGCCACACCCAGTGAATTATCTTTTTCAAAGAGTTGTGCGGCTATTAAATCTTGCTGGTTGTCGGGTAAATCCGCTGTTATTTGATTTAGAAGATTGGCGCCTTGTTCACTACCCAGTCTGTTGGTTATATCGACAAACTGAGTTTCTTCTAATTCAGTTAAAACAGGTAGATTAATCCCAAATTCCTGGTTTTTGCGACCCACAAAAGCAATTCTGTCATCAATACGTGTTGCCAATGTCTCAGGACTTGAAATATCAATGGGTGGTATTTCTTCACTATCAACGTTTGCAATAAACTTCCAAGGATTAGTGCGCCGCAGACTATTAAGCTTTGCTACTTGATTGGCAGCTAAGCGCTCTTTTCTTTCAATGGTATCTGTTACACGCTGTAAACCATCAGCGCCTAAATGTTCTTTAATGGAGTCATCTGCAATAAATGCTTTTGCACCTTCTAAATCGTTTTCATTAATCAAGCGTTGTGCACGATTAAGCACTATCGATTTAGCACCTTCTGTGACCTGTCTTTCTGCTTGATTCAGTGTCAAGGCCCCTGACTTAGTGCTTGCGGTCACAGTCGCTGTGTAGCGTCTAAGTAAATCATTAATGTTTGTGTCAGTATCGAGTGCTTGCACTTCAAAATTCGATTGGGTTTTATCAAGTGCAATTGCCACATTTTGAAAGGTTTGGCGGTTTTCAAAGTTAATGGCTTTATTGATAAAGCTTTCACGCAGTCGACTTAAGCTTCTATTAGCGGCTGCTTGTACCAGTTGTGGCTTTTGGGTAAATTCAGGCGATTGTTTTAAATCATTAATGATACGATTGACTTCACCTCTTGCAAGCGTTGGATTTTGCTGTAATCTTTGACTTCTTGTTGCACTGTTAAATTGCTCAGCCATTTGAATATTAAGACGACTGTTGAACTCTGCACTTTCTGCAACGAGTTGCTGTTCACGTTTTTGTGCAAGGATATTGCCAATTGCATCCGCTGTTCTTGCAGTTTGTTGGAAGGGCGCTTGAGCCCTGCCAATTGCTTGCAAATCAGGACGAATAATGCCACTTGCAAACGTGCGTCTTTGTGCCTCAGGTATTCTTGCCATTAAAATAATTCCTGATCACGTTGAAACGCACGAAATGCACTACTCGCTCCTGTACCTACCCCTCCTAGTAAACGCTCACGCCCAGTTAATTGTGCTGCTTGTGCTTGGCTTCTAAATTGAAAAGCTTGTGCTTGGCCTTGCCTTTGGATAGCTTCAATATCTTGACGGCCTAAAAGTTCTGTTTCTTCTAATACATCAAGGGCTGTACCTTCAAGTGCAACTCCACTTTTTAAAAACCCTACTAATTGCTTTGAACGCAGCTTTCTAGTTTCCCGCTCAGCTGCTTGTGCACGCTCTCCTGCTTCGATTTCTGCCTGACGTGCAGCTCTGTTGGCAATATCAGCTTGTACTCCTGCCTCACGTCTTGCTTGAATACCACCAATAATACTTGAGCCTGCTGATATTGCTGCAGTCAGTGCTGTTGCCACTCCCATCTCATAAATCCTTTACATAGATGTTATCATTTGATTTTAAATCTTTTTTAAAACCAAGCCAAGTTAACCAGCGAATAATTTGCTCATTATCATGTGCGTTTGTGATCAATTGTTTTAAATCAAAAGTATCTTTAATGGCTTCAACATAGCTTTTCATTTCAACAATAAATTCTTTATAATTGTCTTTTAGGTATATGGTTGGAACGAGCCATGCATGGCCTATTTCGTCACAAACATTAACAACAACGCCTGCAAACGCAATAATTCTACCATCACTTATAAAAGTGCCAGCAATGTGCTTGGCTAAAAACTCCCTGTTTTCTTCTTTGGTAAAATCGCCAATATCAAAACCAGAGATGTCTGCAATATCAAAATGTTCGGGTTTAAAGAATACAATGTCCATATTAATTCGCCGTGTTTGCAAAAGTTACAATCTGTTCAACGTTACAAGGTAGTGGTAAATCTTGCACAACAATTGCATTTTTTTCATTTTGCCATGAATCGTTAAAGGCAATATCTTTTGTGCCGGTAAAAAGTAATGGTGGATTATTTAGTAAACTATTTGTATTTCTAAATAAAAAGCCTTCCGTATTGTAAACGCTACTACCAAATCTTCCACTTAAAGTGTCAATAAATTTAACACCTGCTCTATAGATATTTTTGTATTTGTTTTGTGAAGGTCCTGCAACGCCCCCTACTTCTAAATTCATCGTTTTTATAATACCTGTATAAGAAAGCCCCACATGGACAACGCTTGATTGATAATCCAATGTGATTGCATCACTGGTGACTGTCTTGTTAGGATGGACTGATCCATCAGTTATGATCTGTACGGTCTCTCCATTTAAATGATCAATGCCTGTGACTGTATTAGCGGTTAAATACCAGTTACCTGCAGCAATAGCAGAGGTCGTATTAAAATCCACTAGAATATTACATCGGACGACTGTCGAACTTGTAAAAGTTATAATTTGCGCACGCCCTGTCTCAACCCCTGTCACCGATTTATTCCACAGTTGCCGTCCGACATCAGTTGATGAAAACACAGCGCTACTTGCCGTAAATACAATATCATTACCGGTTGTGGCACTGGGTGTCAGTGTTGCACTTGCATTAAGTCCTAATAGGCTACCATCAAACGTTAAAATGCTATCAAGATACATATACTCTTTTTGTTCTTCTAAAATCTTATTGGTAAAATTGGTGACATTCGTATTACGCTCAGGAATACTGGTAAAGAAGTCTAGCAGCTCGCTATGGTCAACAAAATCTTCTTGAAACTCGACATAGTAATTCGTTGAGCCATTAACAGTTCGTTTTACAATTGCCCAAAGTTGGTCAAAATTACCTGAGCGAGGCAGTGTTGTAATTGATATAAATTCATCGCCCGTGCGCGTATTGTGACGATGCCAGCCTCTGACTTCTTGCTCTGGTTTATAGGTCAAACCAATCAATTCACCATCATTTTTAACACACCATACAATCTCAGGTCTGCCGGTTTGAAAAGCAATTTGTTTAACATTACCAATGGTTATGTCTTGTGAAAATAAGTTTAAATCATCTGATTCAAATGAATCTTTGAGAACTGAGAAACGAAACGATCTTAATGTTCTTTGGCCTCTTTCAGTAAAAATGACTTCATTGTTATGCAAAATGGGTATTTGATTTTCACTGCCAATACCATCTGCAGGTCGAACTGATATGTCAGTCGGTGTTATGGGTTCGTTATTTTGACCGGATTTAGCTATAAAGTTACTGCCAAATGTACCAATGAGTAACTGGTCTTGCATACCCACTAAGAAACGAATTAAGTTAACGTCGCGCGAACCAATGGTATATTGAAGCGCATCACTTGCCTCTGTGCCAGTATTGTAATTATTGAAATTGCCTGCTTCGCTAAAAAACAGAGTTTGCGGTCTACTGGTTGTACCGCCATAAATAAGACGTTGCTCGTAAAATGTAACTGCCCGTGGGAAACCAGTCGTATCTGAAAATGAGCCTAAGCGCCAAGTACTTTGTGCTGTGTTACTTACAAAATCATCTTCAACGTCAGCTGTAACTACCGTAGTGGACGTAAACGCAGTGATCCGCGCATAGCCAAAATCACTACCCTCATCAACACGTACATAACGCCCCACATCCGTTGATACAAACGTTGCGGCACTGGCAGTTAATGTAATACCACTACCGGTTGTCGCACTGGGTGTTATTGTTGTTGATGTCGTGTTTTCAGCATCAAACGGCGGATCATCAAATACGTGCTCTGTTAACGTAAAACTCGTTGCCGTTGTCCTTGTTAAAAGTCTAGGTTCATGGTTACTGTTGGCAATGTATAAGGTGTCTTGATTTTGCGCGGTTTGTAATTCATCAATTTGTGCTGCAGTATAAGGTGTATCCACTTCAACAATTTTTGCTGCTGTCCCACCGGATGTATAAGCAGCAAATCCCGTGCTATCAATACCTGATAATTCAAATGTATTTGCTGTGACATTTGCAACTGTAAATGTCTCACCATTAAGTTCAGTCATACCAACAACATCATTAATAATGACTTCATCACCATTAGCGTAGCCATGTGAGTTTATGGTTACAACTGCAGGGTTTGCTTGTGTGACATTTGTAATATTTTGTGTCGCTTCAATTAAAATGCCTTCATTAACATAAAAGCGTAGTTTCAGTGCTGTAAACTCTAAACCATAAGCCTGCTCATCGTTAAATTCAAATCGAAGCAAAACCCCAGGTGCATTGTTTTTAGTTTGTTTAACAAACCTAAACCCTGTTCTATATTTGGCAGGCCCTTGTGTTTGTGTAATAAAGTTTTCGATGCGCTCAGCGCCTGCAAAATACTGCGGTACATCAAAACGACCGCGCATATTTTTGGAAAGCTCACCTTGGGTAAATGAGACTTGAGCAGTACTTGCATTAACCATTATTCAAATCTCAGACTAGTTCTTTGATTACTACCCAACAGTCTTCGATTGGTCAGTGCCCGACTTCGCTCTATTCTAAGTGGTGGTCTTTCTTGCCCATCAATTGCAGCGGCTTCACTTAATCTATCGACACGTAGTGCCTGTAAGCGTTCTACATTGGTGTTGCTGCTTGTGAATTTATAAGCCATGCGAAGGGCAAGTTCGATAGCCAATAAATCAATAAAAATTGGATCCATACCAACGACATTGGTAAAATCAAAGACATAACGCAGATTAAGCGTTGCACCCGCATCACCGTTAGTTAGTATCTGATTGTTTTCAAATTGATAATTAAGTTCAAAAAATGGATCGAATGAATTGGGATCTTGAAGGGTTGCAAGGCGTATAAAATCAACCGGCAAGTTATAGGCTAGTGAAAACCCAAAAACTGGCGTATTGGATGCAGTTGTTAAAACAACCCGTTTAAGTGCAAAATTCCATGGATGTTTACGCAAGACTGAACGTCTGGTTGTATCGTACCACCTAGCACAAATCACCTCAGTAGCTGTATTGGGGCTGTCAATATTTGTTACAACTTCTTCATTGGTTTGTAATAAATAATCGAGTGCTAAATTACAAATTGCCGCCTTAGATTGTGGAGCGCCCATCCTTGGATCTCCTTAAAAATTGGGGTAGGCATACACCTACCCCTATCCGACTGGGAGGACGGATATTACCCTTGTACGAAACGCGCTTTCACAACGATGGTTCCCGCAGCAGTACCCACAGTATTTGCAGTCAGTGCAATGTCATACTCACTGGGATGATCGGATTCTGTATCACCTGCCAATTCAAACAAACGTTGTTGTGAGTTTGCTTGTGAAACTGCAGAAAGACCAGAAATACCACTGCCTTCAGCACGCGCAGATGCCATCGTTGTAGTCCCTAACAACGCATCTAAGTCTTTTACAGCACCTGCAAGTGGACCATCCAGTGTGTTGTAAATACCAAGTTCATAATCAGTACCACCAGTAACTGCCGTATTGGTTATCCTAATTTCAACTGGCACCATTTTGGCATTAACACGTGCTACACGATAAACAGAAGCATCGTCATCAGCAGCGGCAACTGTCACTATTGATACAACTTCAACAACTTCACCACCATTTTGAAACGCTGGAATTGCTTTTTTATCAACAGCAACATCACTATTAACGTACTTATTTTCAACAGCCATGATTTTCTCCTATTAAGTAGTGGTTGTTTGAACACGCTGAACCAATACACCTTCTGTTCGTACAGCACCGACTTCCATCGTCACAACGACTTGTGTTGTTTCAATTAAATCAGTTCTTTCTTGTATACGAACAGTGATGTCTTTGCTCATACCCATGCAAATACCACTGCGTTCCGGCGTCATTGCAATTGCGATGTTATCTCTGGTTGTACTGACCACATTTAAAATAGGGTCGTCTTCAAGTGGGTCAGAACCAAATGTAACAAGCTGCATGCCAAGTGCTTGCATCATATCGCCTCTGTCAATTGGCATAATACGGGTGAAGTCACCACTGGTTAGTTCTGTTTCTCTAAACAAAGCTTCTTCTTCTTGATCCGTAATTAAAAGTGCAATTTGCGAAATATCAATATTACGCTTTTTAAAATTACGTCTAATCTCAAGTAATTTTTCATAAGTAAAACCCGCGGTCGCATCAACAGTTGCACCCCCATCACTGGCAAAAGTCACTGTCGTGCCAAAATTGCGGCCTGTTAGCACATCAGCGAGTGCCTCACGTACCACAATCCTGTCTTTAACACGATTAAGCTCTGCCATACACGCTTTGGTAATAGGACCTGTTGGGTCGAGTAACATACCTCTGACATCGGATGCATCGATCGGGACTGCGACAATATGACGCTCACGGGCTAGTTTACGACGGGTAAACTCTGCATCAGAGAACTCAATTTTTTGATTACGGGATTGAACTTGTTGTGAACGAACTTTACCAAAACCATCATAGGCTAAATCATCGCCTTCCATGGTTTTAAACATAACAAATGGCATTGTTTTAGCCATCATTTGTTGTGCTTCAATATGAAGACTGTCTTGGAACTGACGTACCAATACATTATCAATAGATTGAACGGCCATTGCCTTCCTCCTTGAATGAATGACTTACTGTGTTTTCCTTCGTACACGGTATCCATCATTCAAGGATGGGCGTTACTTGCTGATTACGTCAGCCGGTCGCCGTTGCCGGAAATGGGCAAATAATAATCTATTTGGTATCCAACGCTAAATAAGTTATCATTTTGATTACTTAAAGTCAACAAATACAATATTTTATATAGCGGAGACGGTAATGAATAAATCTTTTATGCTAATGATTGTGGTAATGACTATGCTATTGTTTTACGTATTTCATGAACAAGCACATAAGTATTATGAAGAATATCACGCAAAAGAAATGAGAGAAAATCAAGGTTCTATACACGGTGGATTTGTACAAACTAGCCAATAGTTTTAATCTGTGTATAGAACCTATCTCAGTATATAGTTAGTTTTAATAATGGTCAAACCTTTTCATTAAACCTAATTTTTCCGCTTCTTCAACAAAAAAACCGGTTTGTTTATAATATTTACTTTGCTCAGGCGTTATTCTAACAGCAATAATAGAATTTTTTCTTTCTAACGTATTAGAACGCGGCGTCATAACGTTTTGATACTTTTGAAGCGTTTTTTCGGCATCAATGAGTTCATAGCAAATATTGGCTTCTTGGTCTATAACACGCATAATTTGATACAAATCACCAAAAGGATTTAAGTATTTATTGCCTATTTTCTGCTTAATCATCGCTAAAACAAATTCAATAACGTAATGATTTTGTAAAAAAAGATATTTATTGGTAATATAAAAGTCTTTAATGACTGACCATACTTCATTAATATGGTTATGTCTCCATATACCTTTTATAAATCTTATAAACCAACCGTAAAATTTTAACTGGATGCCAAACAGATTAATGTGTATTGCGTTATACCCAACATACGCTGCTAACAAATCTAGTGCTTTCCATTGATTTGTTTTTTGTGGTGATTCACGCCATTTGGCAGACCAATATTGAAGTGATTTAGCCATGATTGCTGCCCCCCCAATAGTATTGCACTTATTATAAGCAATTTCTGCTTAAAAATCAACTAATGAGGGATAGCATTGTTAGAAAAGGCTTTGTTTAAGTAGTTTGATAACAGTATTGTTATCTAATTTTTTTTCAGATACTAAAGTTGAAGTTGACCCCGAAGTTGGAACTTTAACAATCATTTCATGGCTGACGATTTCAAGTGCATTATAAAATTGATAACCTAGTTCTAGCTTTTCAATCATTGATTCAATCAATTGCTTTAATTTTGGAAATTGTTTAACTTTTAACATTAATTCTTTATCAGATTGAGATAAATCCAGCATAATTGTCTCCCTTTAGCTATGTTGGAAACACTAATCATATACTAGCTTTAAGATAAATTAAAATACTTATCGTTTGTTATTACCATAAAGGTGTTGGTAGATGGATTGAACCCTTTTATTGGTCGTTTCATGTTCAACATGAATTGGATTACGGAAAGCCTCAGACTGCATTAATAGCCTTGCCTCACTTAACATTTCTTCTTGTGTTTTTGCCGCAACACTTTGGCCTCTGACAGGTGAATCTTCTGAAATGTAATCTTTTGAAATCCCGTCTAATACGGATGTTAAAGCAATCAACGTTTTGTTATCTAATTGATTAATATCGCCTACAAAATCATTAGGCGCGTATTTACTTAACAATTGCTTAGCATTACCGATAGCTGCATCAGCCCTATCGCCAAATGTATTGGCTGCTAATTTATCGAATTCAGCATCAACTTGCTTTTGTGATTGTTGAATTTGCTTTTGTGATGATTCAAACAATGATTGTTCGCGTTTGACTTGAAAATCAACCAATGATTGAGCTTGTTTAGGCGTTAAACCCAATTGATGGGCTATTTCTTTAAATTCACCCATTTGTTTGTCATCAATTGATAACTCTTTTGGTAAATTATCAGGCATATTAAGTTCATAGCCACTTGCCTCATCTGGTCTACCAAGTTGTTTATAAAATTCATTCCAATCTGCCTCACCTGCTGTTTCTGTTGGAATATGAATACCACGTTTTCCTATTAAACTTTGTGCGTTATCAAAGGCTTTAAACAGACCATCAATATCTTGAATTTTAGATAAATAAGGTCTATCACGATAATCGGCAGGCACAATATCCGATAGATTAACGGGTGTATCTGTTGGTTTTGACATATCACCAACAGTATTAGGTACTGAAAATGTTTGATTGCCGGTTTCTGATATAGGTTGCTGAACTGGTGTTTCTGTCATATTAATCTCTATTCTTTTTTCTTCTTGTGATACGTTATAAATGGATGTTCTTTATCATCCGATGGCTCTGGTTTTTTTATTTGGTATTCCATCGTTTCTACTTTTTGCAAAATTTCTTTAGATAACAATTTTCGAATATCCAGGTAAACGCCGCGTCTGCCGTCATTGTGAAACATCGCATTTGGCATTAAATCACCGGTTTTATCATTGATTGTGGTTATAGGTGATTGATAGCCACACAAATCATTCATGATAAAATGCAAAACTTTATAACCAGGTTCATTATTAAAAACTTGAATAAATAACGTCTTTAATTTCAAAAAATCTTTTTCTGTCATCTATAAAACACCGGCTTGATTAAGATTTCTAGCTGATTCACTTTCTAATTTTGCTTGCTCTGCCTGTTGTGCTGCTTGTTGCTGTTCAGCACGCTGAATTCTTATTCCTTGAACTTCTTCATCAGAGCGCAGGATGTTAGAGAGCCCTGCCACCTCTGCTGCAATTTTAATGGCTTCATCATTGTTAAAGATGTCGCCTGCTTGTGGGTCGGCCGCTTGTAGTGTTTGTACATACAGTGTTAACTGATTAAGCGCTTCAGAGCGTTGAAGTTGTAGCATACGAGCAGCAGGTGTAAAGTATTTAATCTCAAAAACATCTTGACCTTGTGCCATTTTTCTTGCAATTTCATCAGGAATGATTAAAACATCATCACTGCTGTTTGCAAGCAAACGTTGTTCAGGTGAATTATTCGTTACGCCTAACTTATTCTCCAATAACAACATATTAAATGACCGGGAGATCAGAGGGTCAAAAAGTTCTGCCACTTGTCGATTAAATATGGAGCCAAGCGCTGCTGCTCGTATTCTGTCCCGTATTAACGCTTCTGAAGCAGTCATTTGCGTTTCATTATTGAAATCCAGCAACTTGTCCAAAAAGAAATGTTGTCCAATTGCTTCTCTTAACTGCTCCATGCGGGTGAGTGTTGTATTTAACTCACCTACGGTAAAAAGTGGTTTGATGGGATCGATGTTATTAGATACACGGCCACTAACATCCATCACATTAATGGCTGCAGGTGAGGTATCAATAATACCACCGCCAAAACGGCCATCATCTAATACAATTAAAGGGGGATCGCCTGTTTTGTCAACATTAACGGTAAACCGTTCGGTTAAATAATCAAGCTCTAATACATCACTTAATGCATCAATACCAGGTGAGCGACCATAAACTTCATAAGGCAATTTTCTAAAACGGGTGACTTTAACGGGATTTTCGGTAAAGCCACTTTCGCGTATAACATGTTTGGTTTCACGTTCAACAACAACTGACATATAAGGCATGTTGAAGGCATCACGTTTAAGTGTGTCTCGATTATTCCGACGTTTAATCGCGTGAATCAGTTGTATTTGTTCGGTAGTGTTTTTGCGAGATTTAAATCTTTCTTGAAGTCTTGGGCTTAAATTCTCAAGTCCATAAGTTTCAGCAACACGATTAAGATGCCAACGAAAATGTCGATATTCTTTTTCAACACGACCTTCATCACCTTCATCAATAAAAAGTTGTGCCGTGCCCCAAGCCTCAAAATGTAAATCACTTTCGCGACCTTTAAATACACCAATGCCACTGGTGCCAAATGCAGTTTGGTCAAGCATATACTCATCAAGTGCAACGGTAAGTCCTGCCAATGGGTCATTCATGGCTTGAACCATGATTTCCGTTACACGTTCAAAATATTCTTTATTTTCTCGGTTATCGGTAATATTACGTGATGGCACCAACTTCATGGATTGCGCGCCGTTTGGCCACAACATGCCAATCAGTGCTGATGCAAGCGAACGGGAGGCAAACACAGCGATACTTGTGTGTCGTTCTTCGTTTAGTCTTTCGCCAGGCGTATTAAGTTCGGTAAATTCTTGTTTAGAGCCATGAACAAAATCACCGACTATTTGGTAATGATCGTCCCAAACAGCACGACGCTCAAATAATTCTTCAAATTCTTGAATGATGGCAGAGCCTAAATCATTTTGTATTGGCATTTATCGTCCTTGATAAATGGTTATTAGGTACCCAATAGGCGAGTACGACCCGTTGTTGCAGGTGTTCCAGCACCCAGTCCACCGCCTTGAATGCCCTGCAATAAAGCACGTCTGCGACGTAAATTTTCTACACTATCTTCATCATCTGCGGTACCAACCGTTGTTGGCGCGGGAGCTGGTGCTGGTGCGGGCGCGGGTGCAATATCAGGGGTTCTGGGTCTGAATATACTGGTCAATCCCATTCTCAACACTCCTTGTTTCAATAGGAAAAATGAGATTTTATAACGAGTTGTATTAATAGTCAACAGCTATTATGTATACAATTTTTGACGACTTATTTTTTTATAGTAATTTAGCATAAAACGAAGTGTTGAATTGCGGAAATGGCTTATTTCGCGTTCTGTGCAACCCATACGCTCCAGATTTTGGACATGATTTGTATAATATTTATAAATTGGCGAATTCGTTATTTCATCATTACAATTTTTTTGTACTTCAAGTTCATTTTGTATGATTAAAATCTGTTGCTTCATGCGTTTTAATTTTTTAGTTAATTCGTAAAAAACATGTCTGCTTGTATAAAAAGCCTGGATAATAAATAGAACAATAAATAATATTGTTATAGACCAATGATTCTCATGTATTCCCCATGCGAACAATCCCGCAACAGTAAGCAATTGAAATAAGATATAAAAACTAACTTTAATCATTTTTTGTTTTAAATTTTGATTCTAGTGTTTGAAAATCTTTCCTTAAATCAACTAGCTTGATTCTTGTTTCAAGGTGTTCTGCAAAAATAGTTTTATAAATACGGTAACAAATAAACCCAAAGACGGTATTGATTAACTGCATGATAAGCACAGCAACCGCTAGAGCTCTATTATCTATATACATAGCCCAAAAAAACAATATCATATAAGATATTGCCGGAAAAATTTGTGCAGCCGATGTTAAATATATTTTACAGTTACTATTTAATGCCATGGTTGTCCTCATCTTGTTTCAACATTCTTATCAAATTTTTATGAAGGTCTGCTATTCTTTTAGCTTCAAGAATACTTTTATTTGTCTCGTGTTTTATATATTCGGTGTCACGTTTCTGTGTTGATAGTTTTTCACTTAATATGCAAATGCGAATTAATAAACAAACTATCAACAAAGCAAAAATTAGGTTTGAAATGAATAAAATATTGCACATGATTAACCAACCTTTTGAATTTGCTTCCAACTCGCTTTACTTGGCCCCTTGCCTGTAATCTTTGGTGTATTTCTATCCTCAAGACGCTTAACAGGAAAAGCAAAGGTTAACATACATGCATCGAAAATGTCCGGTGATTTGCCAAATGTTTGTTTAATTTTTTCTTTACTTTCAAGTTTAATAGTGCCATCACTTGCATATTTAATATCAGGAACACTGGTTAAATCTTTATGCATTGCATCATCATCTGGAATATTAATGTCATCTTCTTCCATCCATCTGGCAAGTGCTAGTGCCATCTCTGCCCTTTTATTGCGATAAATATCTGATTCATCGGCTTGTTGGCCAAAATGAACACCTCTAACCATTCGGTAATTAAGTTCAAGAAGCCTATCAACTGTACCATAGCCAAGCCCTACATCAATATTAACAAGCACAGGATTATGTTTATCAATAAAATTGGCAAGAATACCTGAGAGTTGCATTTCATCCATTTCATCAAATACATAATAAGCCGGTATTTCGCGCCCTCTTCTAAATACAATAACCGTTCTATCACCTTCACGAGCTGGATCAACGCCAATAACCATTGGGGCATTTCTGTCTTTTTTAGTACAGTTACGCGCTTTAATGATATGTTTTGGTTTAATAAGGCTATCACCACTGGTTACAAATGCTTCTTGTATAGTTGCTGGAAACTCTTGTTTAAACTTCCATTGTCCAAGCTCAGCTATTGTGTCACGCCGCCAATAAATTTTTCTAAGTTGCTTTTCTCTAGAATATTTTTTAAGAAAAAGTTCTATATATTCCTCTTCTTCATGATTTAAACTAAGATTGTTATCAAATGGCTTATTAAATTCGTAGTTATCCATCCAGTACCATGGGAGAAAAATAAGTTGATAATTGCTCTTACCGTCTAATGCAGCCATACACATGTCATAAAACATGTTATTAATGCCATTAGCTGTACTTTCTAGATAAATTTCAGTTCCTCTGATTTTTGGAACTGCTTGCATAATGCCTGTTTTAACTTCTTCGGTGTTTTCAAAAAACGCAACTTCTGAACAATGCAAATATTGTGGTGTACTACCACGTCCAACATTACCACTGCCGGCTGTACCTACGTAATACTGACCATCAATTTCTTCAAATGAGAATTTTTTAACATTGGAATATTTAATATCCGGCTTCATGCATGGCTCTTCAATGTTATCATAGAAATATTTGGCCATATCAAATAATATACTTGTACTATCAGCTTTGTGCGCCATAACAAATACAGATTTGCCATGTTGCATTGTACATTTGTGATAAAGCCTGCCAGCAATATAGGTAGAAATACCCATTTTTCGGCCTTTTAAAATTAAGGCTCTAACCTTGCCTGTTTCGACTAATTGTTGCTCTATTTTTTCATGTAGGATACATTGTGATTGATTCATCACAAATGGCAAAGAATTCCCTTGTTCGCTTTTTATTTTAAGTAAATGTTTGGCGAAATAAGGAAAATCGGTTTCAAAACGCTTAAGTTTTTTACGATGTTGTATGTTTAGCTCTTCCTGAGCAAATTGTGACACTATTCAAATCCTTTTGAATAATATTTATTTAACCTTTATTTATAAGTAAATAAAAATTTAATTAATAATCCTATTTTTTCCTTTTTTTATACTTTCCAAATCTTCTGATGATTGAATTATTTGGAGAATAATTTCAAATCTAACTTTATGTTCATAATAATATTTTAGGTACTCATCCATAATTTTAATAATTTCACCCATCAATCTTGCATCTTCTTGCAGGGATGCAGTCAATTCTTCAATAGTATCTTGCGATATTTTGAATTTCGAGTGCGCTTCTATCGCATCACACATTTTATCATAAAATTTTTGACATTGTATTGAAAAATTTTTCATGCTTATTAATTTTGATATATCAAAAGCGTGCATATAATCTCCTTATTCATAATTTTTATTTATCAGGCACAACAAGTGGTGATAATGTCATGACTAATTTAACTTTGTCTCACTTTCATCTTCATTTTCCATTATGACTTGAGTCTCACCCTCTAACATGGTAATCACCATGCCGTATTTGGTGATTTGTGACACTATCCTTATATATGTTTCACGCAAGTCACGTTCTATGTCATTTAATAAATCAATTCTATAAAACATGTCTTTAATGATGTCTTTTTTACTGCCAAATTTTGCTGGATGGTCTGAATATTTGTCAAAAGTTTTAACAGATTCGCGCATTAATTTAAATGTTTGCTCTACAAATTCGTTTTCTTCTAATAATTTTGCTATATTAAACATTATTCCTCCCAGTTTAAAATTAATCAATCTTCTAGCTTTATTTCACCTTCTTTAACTTTTTGGGTTATATCTATGCCTTCTGTTGCCATTTGCAAAAACACCTCATATCGAGTCAATTGTGAGCAAATCAAGCCTTGGATTTCAACTGTTGATATTAACATGGATTTTAATTCATCTACCATAGAAAAAAAGTTTTTTATAACGTCAATGTCGTTACCACTATTTTTCTTGTAGTTATCTAATAATTCTGAAAGTTTGGCCATTTCCTCAGAATAGTTTCTAATAAATTTTTCTTCTTTTAATATCCTTTTAATATCAAATGCAAAATTTTTTTCTTCGGACATTTATCCCTCCCAGTTAGTTATTAGCTTATAATTAATTGGCAATTCAATTTTTGGATTACCAAATAAAATTAAATTAATAATTGGCCTATAATCACCCACATCTAATGCTTGTTGCAATTTGGTTTGATACTCATTGAGTAAAGTTTGTGTCTCGTCAGTTACATTATTATTTTCATAAAATCTAAGATAAATTTTCTTCATCAGGCACACTATCCTCAATTTTAGAATCTTCATGCACAATAACAACGTCACGTTCAAAAGCTTCAATTAATTTAATTGAAGCTATATACAAAGAACCTATAGCCTCAAGAAGAAAATCACCAGAAAAATTTATTCTTAAAGTTTCTTTTTTGTGGTCAAATGTAAATATTTCATCTAAAACATGTTTAAAATTATCTAAATGAAATTTTATAGATTTATTTTTACTAGCTTTTGATTTTTTACTCATCAGGTATTCCATCCAAAAAATCAGTTATCTTACTTACTTTGACATCTATATGTTTACGTTCTGAAAAGAGCTTAGAATTTTCATGTGATGCTTGCCATTTATTTAAATCTTTAATTTCACGAAAAACCTCTGTTTTCATTCTGCCTGCTATCATATCTTGAACATAATGACGCATATCGTCAACATAAATTAATGATCGTATTTCTCGTGCTTTCATGTAATCGTCATAAGCGTACTTAATAAACCAATCACAAGCAGTTTTAGCACTAATGTCTAATTCTGCTGCACATTCTCTGAGCGTACCACCTGATGCAATAATTTCAAGTCCTCTGGCTAATTTTTTCTCAGAAAACTTACTACTCTTATATTTTTTTCGATCACGATTTGTGTCAGGCTTTTGTCTTTTTGTTGGATTTTTAATAGGCTCAAAAGCTAGCCTTTGTTCTGGCTCCCTCAAGATTAAATTCCTTTTTAAGCTTAAGATCACCAATTATACAGACAAAAAGAGGCAAAAGTAAACGTTCAATTAACAATTACTCTTGCCAATAATTAGTCTTTCCAAAGAAAATAAATAGAAATGATTATAATCATTGTCCCAATTATCAGATATTCCATAATATCACCTTAGTTACTTATAGGAACCCCACTAAGTATTGCTTTAGGACAAATCATATTAACATCAGGCAGCTCAATTTCTTGTGAGGCACGATAAGCTTTAGAACCATTAACATAATTCATCACATCATTGTTGTGTAACATTACAACATCGGTTCTAACAGCTGCATTTGACGTGTCCTTAGCGCTTTTTTCAAGTGCTTCATCACTGGATTTAAGCATGACCCTATCACCATAAGTAATGGTGTATTCACCCACTGCTTTAATTGTGACTGCTTGAAAAGAGGCAGATTTACAGTTAACAATGTAGCGTTTACCGACTTGAAAATCTTGAGCTGGCATATCAGCTGCACGACTTTCTGCTGGAGTAAACAAAGCTGCGGCAAGTGCCGCGGTTGCAAGTATTGTGTCTAACATAAGAATATCCCCTAAGTGTCTAAAAGTTACACAATAACTATAGTAGACCATATGGGCTACTTCAAGCGAACAGGAAATATTTTTATTTGTTAATAATCAAATAATTAATGGTTAAGTTAAGGTAATCTTATTGAATTCTAAGATGTCTTTAACATCATCAAATTCTGCTGCTTTTTCACGAGAAACTTTTTGTCTTTCTTCAATAAGTTCTGCTTTTGCAATAGTTCTGTTTTCAAGCTCATCTAACACTGCACGTCTTGCTACACCAATCGTTGAAAAACGTTTAGGTTGTACATTAAGTTCTTGCATGGCTGCAAATTTAACAAGCTGGTCAATTGACATTTCGTTAATTTCTGGATCTTTTTTGGGTTTCTTTTTAATACCCGAATCAATAATTTCAGTTTCTCTTAGATAACATTCTCTAACACCTTTATCACCATTATAATAATCAGGATATTTATCTTTATTTTTTAAAAAAAATTGGGGTAATAAAGTATAATGCGCAAGCTTTCTTAATCTTAATTCACTTGGCAGCTCATAATTTGGATCGTCAGTTAATTGTATTCTAAGTTTGTAATCAGCTGGAACACGGCTTGTGCCTACTTTTGAAAAATAAGTGCCTTCAACAGTGATATAAATGCCGTGTTCCTTTTCTTGTTCTTTTTTATCTGTCATTTTATATAAATTTTACGCTTTGGCATCCTTGCAGGCTTGCGACCACGTCCTATGTTTAGGCCAAACATCAGTATACTCCTGTTTATTATTGAATACTATACAAAATACTAAAGGTAATACTAGTACCCCCTGTGAAATTAGAACCGGTTTTAGAAACAATTAATCCATCACCGGTGGTAAGCCCTGTTACCATACCAATTTGAATTAAAGTATTACTGTCCCCTGCCCTAATAATTGCTTGGTCAGTAAGACCTGCAGTCTCCAAACGCAACACCTCAACAGGTGAGCCTTGTTCATCCTGAAGTCTGACATCAGTACCTGTTAGGAAGGTACCTGAGACACTGGCAATAACATTAAAGATGTGAATTTTTTTACCTGCTACACCTGTTAAAAGCTCATGGTCTGCATTAATCTCTGCAAGCGTTGCGGTCACCACATGATGTTTTAAATTGGCATTGGCATTTAAATCAGTGCCGAATGTGCCATTAACAGGAACATCTTCTAGTGCAAGAGTGGCAAAAGCAGATGCGCTTGCATCATAAACTAATAATTCATCAGCAGACGCTGGTGCACCGCTAAATGCTGCGGCTCCTTGTACAGGTACCTTAGTTGCATCAAGCGATGTAAATACAGTACCGCTGTTATCCCAAATAGGAATGACATCACTTGTGGCAGGCACGCCACTAAATGCCGTAGCACCTTGTACAAAGACTTTGGTTGCATCGAGTTCCGTCCAGGCAGTGCCACTATTATCATAAATAGGAATTGTATCATTAGTTGCAGGAACACCGGAAAACGCACTCGCACCTTGGACAGGCACTTTAGTTCCATCGAGCTCTTTAAATGCTGTATCTGAATTATCCCAGATAGGAAATGTATCTCCTGTTGCAGGGACTCCAGAAAATGCAGCACCACCTTGCAGACTTAATTTTGTTGCCTCAATACGTTTTATTACATCATCCGATGCATCTAAAATAGGCACCATATCTAATGATGTTGGTGTTCCAGTATATGGATCTAATTCATTAATCCCTTTATAACTTAATTCACGTCCCATGTGATTCTCCTTTTATTATAGTTTCATTAACTGAATCCTGTAGATTGTTGAAGCCCCGCCAACGGTTGCAATAGTACGAGTACCTGATGTCCAGCTAATATCAGTATTACCTTGTACACGAATACTATCACTACCACTTACATCACCTTCTGTTAACAACGGGGTTACAATTGTTACTGTTCTCCATTCATTTGGTGAGCCTGAGATAAATTCAGTTACATGCAATAGGTTGAAATCTGCAAAATCAGATGGAAGCACTACTGAATTTGATAGGCTACTCGTATTTGCAGCTTGAAATATTTCTCTTACTCTATTTGCAAGCCCATTAATGACATTAAATGTATTGTCATCTTTGTCAGTTAATATCATACCGCCTGCTATGGTGTATTCGCGATAATCTTCACTAGGATGTAGAAATAATCCTAGCCATCTATTACGTGCAACCCACATGTTGTATAATTGAGCATGTGTTGGTGCATTAAATGGATTACCTGCATCGTCCCATTCATACACTTGAATGTTAGCAATAGAGATTGCATCGCCTGAATCTGGACCAAAAACGATATCGGAAAAGTCATAATCAGATGCCCTAAAATTCAGCGACAAAGTATTTTCTTGGTATCCATCAATAATAGCTAATATTTCCAATCGTTTATCGGCTGTTGTCTCATTGGGGTTATCTGCTCGAATCTCCAACAAAATATCGACAGTATTAGCTCTATGCTCATCTTGTTGACCAAATCTTATTTTAGAACTTGTGGAGCTTGTATTTAGTGATTGTGTGTCGTTATAAGTGACTTCCATGCCAATTTGCGTGACATCATTGGTTGTATTTTGTGATAGCCCTGTTGTTCCAATGGTGAGGATGGTTGTGCCTGCATCATAGGCAAAAGTAATTGTTTCATCTCTTGTGCCACCAGGAGGATTCGGCAAGTTGGTCGCCACCACCTCAGATGTCTGTGATTGTGAAACAGTTCTGTCAGTTACTGTGTATTCAACAGTTTTGGTGATACTGGTATTACCACCTTCTACAACTCTTAGCCTTGCAGTAAATGTTGTAGGACCAGGAAGCGATGCAGGAACGAACCAAGATACTGAATTTGCACCTACACCACGTAAATATTGAATGGTATTACCACTACCTGGCGGTGATAAGCGTTGTGCAAAAGTCGCTTCAGCGGGATTGCCATCTTGATTACCTTGAAGCGCATAAAGGCCCTCACTATCCACACCCAACATAATACGACTACCAAACTGGAGCAAGGTCACATCGGTGGCGAACGTTTCATCACGAATATAATGTGAAAATCCAATAAGCTTGTTTTCTGTATTAGTAAGCGGCAAACCAGATACCGTTAGTTGGCCTGTAAAATAAGATTGTTTACCGGGAAAGTTAACATTATTAATATCATTGGCATCTGCAAAATAAAAATGGTTACCGCCAGTCAGTGTGATTGTTGGGTCGGCCAAATCCTCAAAATAATTACCCGTAAACGGTGTTGAACCTATGCGGTTTTCATCCCAATGAGAGGCAAACAAGCGTGTAATAGTTGAATTGATTTGTGTGGGATTAGGCGGTACTGTCCAGGCAGTATCAGCAATGTGTGTAACAGTTAAATGTTGTTGAAAATCCTGTAATTGCTCATTTAAGTCACTATTATGCGCACGGTTTAAATCTTGTGTCAGCGCATCATCAAGATTGTCCCTGCCGATTTTAACAAGATTGCTGAATCCAAAATTAAGACCGTTTTGCCTTACCTCATCTAAAAATAAAGTTTCAAGTGCATTAACTGATAGACTATCTGCTTTTCTTAAAATAACCCAATCTGTGACGGTTGTCAGTGAAGGACTTGAAACAGCTGAAAGAATAACATCTCCTACTTCAGCACTAACAGTGCTACCAGTAAAAGGTTCTCCGCCTGTCGTAATACGATAACCATCACCAAGTCCAGGTGTTTCACCGGATAATGATGAGGCAAACGTTGTAGCATTTGAGGCATCAATAGTTGGTGATTGTATTTCAACCACACTATCAGGTAATCCCGCAGCGGTCGCAGTAAAGAAGAATTTGACGTTTAAAAGTGCTTCATTTGCCCACTCGCCCCCTGTGACCCTTTCATTGGCAACAGGAACATTAAAATTATCGCCCTGTCGTACAATAGCTCCGGTTACCCGATAAAGGGCAGTATTGCCAGTTACTGTTCGTTCTTGTATATAAATACGATCGTTAATGCTCAAGTCTTCTAGCATTTCATGGACTGCTACTGAATTTGTAACATTAGTAAAACCGTTAATACTTATAAGTGTCGCATCAGCTTTGTTAGCGTTGTTAATAGCTAAAAAAGTAGCGCCTGGATTAGTTTCACTGATGGCTGGTTTATTGAATTTCCAGTTAAGAATAGATTGATTAATATTATCTAAATCTGTTTGAGCCGTGCTACTACCGGTTGTTTCCACATCGATTGCATCAGCGATTCGGCCATTTTGCAATAGTGGTTTTAGTTTTCCTTCAATTCCAATATCAGTCATCGTATTGATTCTCTAAGTCAAATACTAGGTTGGATGCTGCCTCAAATAATCGTCCTATTGCATTTGTTAGCGCATCAAGATTTGGTTCAACCCAAAGTGCTTCATTTTCGTCTAAATCATTTAACACGCTTTTAAGTGTTTCTAGTGCTTCCATATCTTTATGCAATTACAAACCTATAATTTTGAGTAAATCCTGAATTGGTAGGACCAAATACATAAGAATTATAGGTTTGACCATTAATCGAGCGTACAGTATTTGTTTTTGTAAACGTGTTGATAACATTTACGTTTATTGCCGTATTAACAATTTCTGACAAGTCATTGTCGCTTGGCGCTAAGACAATAATAAATTGTCCTGCTGTCGTAGGACCAATTGATGCTGTTATTTGTTGTCCACTACTTGTGATTAATGCCTCGGTTAATGTAGATGTGTCAATACTTGCTGGATTATTAGAATCAGATAATCCATAAAATAAATGCTCATCAGGCGCTTGGCCTGTTATGACATACGTGCGACTCGGTGTATTGGATTGAGTGTCAGTTCCTGAAATAGTAAATGTTCTAGTTTCACCAGCATTGAGTGAAAATGAAGTGATAGCTAAATCAATTGTGCCTAATGCTGGGTTGACAGAAGTACTTAAATCATTACCAGGTTCACTAATTGTCAAATTACCACTTAAATTGTTTTCATTGGTCACAGTCCAAGTAAAGGTACGAGTGCCAGAAAAAGTAGAGCCAGCCAGTGGATTTTGTGGAATATCAACTGTAAATGCCGTAAATGCGGGTGCTTGAAACGTTTGACTTTGTGCATCGACATATGATTTAACGGCGTGTTCTGTTACCAGTGCGCTTTGCGATGAATTGGTAAGACTCGTGTCATTACTAATTGAGCTAACCACTTGTCCTGCTGCACCGAATTTAAGTGATGTTTCAAGACGTTGTGCGCCAAAGGTTGTCTCACCTACTTCACCAAGTATTGTACCGTTGTTAGTGAGTGTACCGTTGTGTTCAATAATACGAGATTCAAGTGTGCCACCGGATGCAACCGTGATAGCGCCTTCTGAAATTGCATCAAAGATAATAACTTTGGCGTTATTAGCGACATCGATGTCAGTAATGCCATTGAGCTCACCGACTTGGGCAACGACAGTCCCTGCATTACAATCAATACAGGTTGTGCCCGTTTGTGCACCTTCTAAATGACCAATTAATCCGCCTGAGATAAAGGTGTCATTGGTGGCTGAATTTTGAAAGATGCCCACACCGTTGGCGCCATTAATATTAAGAGCATCAGCGCGGATAATAACGCGACCACTACCACTAGACGTGTTGGAAACAAGCGTGCCACTACCTTGAATACCACTTGCTTCAACCACCAAACGCTCTGAATTACCCGCATGAGAAACACCTGTTGCACCATTAAGGCATTGAATATTTTGACAAATTAAACGACTACCAATTGCCCCACTTGTTTTTGCAACACCAATGGTTGATGCACCATCTGGGATAATTTGACCAATGTTAGCAAAACAAAAGTCAGCTAAAGTCAGCACTGTACCTGATGTTGCAGTCAATGTCGCGTTAGGCATTGAAAGACTGACAAACGATGGCAGTGATACGTTTGCACTAAATGCAGTCCCATCGTTACAGATAATTGCTATAATATTGGTTTGTGAAGGCGATTTGGTTTGTGCTGCTGTGATTGCTGATGCAAGCGTTTGTTTAGGCTCAGTAATTCTATCGCCTGCATTTCCATCATCACCCAAGCCGCTGACATACACAACGTCATCGAATGCAATAATGGTTGCGCCACTAAACGAATCGCCAATTCTGGTACTGACACGCGAGAATTCAACAGCAAATTCTTCAGTGCTGTTTGGATTAGTCAATGGTAATAGAAAACTATCACCAATTTCATTAACTGAAACAATCCGTTGTAATTCAGGTTTTTTCTTGTATGCAGCGCCTACTTGGCTCATCTAATGAAATCCATTTCATAAAGTCTTTACCTCTGAAAATAATTCACAGATAGTTATAGCCCCCAAATCCTTTTGGGTTATCCATTGTTGCGTGTTAACGTCAATGAGTTCGTCTTTGCTAATTATTTTTATGTGAACCAAATAATCGGTCAAACATTTCTCATAATTAGCGCAATCTCTAACACGATTATCTAACTTATTGATAGAATATACAACACCATACGGCGGGTTTAATACAATTGTTTGTATATCTTTGTTTATTAACAAATAATTCGAAGCGTCTTTTTCCCAATCACGATACCGTTTGGTCTTAACACGACCAACTTTGGGCACATTGGTGTAAGCTTGGTTAACAGAAGGAGGCGTTGGGATGGTGAAGATTAGGTCAGGATTGTTTAATTGATAGCGAGGCGGTTTTAAAAGTGCCATGGGCTTACCCCCGAAGGGAGCAAACCCAGACGCTGACTGACAAGTTTTTATACTAACCATTTTTTACACATTGGTCAAGTCTTTTCTGAAAAAAAATTAAAAATCTTTCGCGCGTGTAATGTGTACCTTTTGAGCTACTTTTTCTTTTTATCAAATTCTCCACTAAGATCTGATTTTAGTTCACATATCGCTTCAATTAATGCGTTTTTTTCTACTTCAAAATCTAAAGATAGTTTTTGCATAAATTTAGAAAGTACAGCAGCCATTACATTATTATAAGATTGTGACACCTTAATTATCTCAGCAATTTCTGTTGTTATTTCATTTGCAAAACTAAGAACAAAATCCCCACTTCTATAACCATTTATTTTTTCTTGTTTTTCACAAATATTAGCACAATTTGCTAAAAATTCATCCATAACATCTAGCATAGATCGTTTCATTATATAATTACCTTATTTTTTCTATCAAACCTGTGGATTTGTGAATAATTCCTTCGGATCGTAAAGCTTCCTTCGGATCATGTGCACAAGTCATGGATAACCTTTTAGGTTACCCACAACTTGCACACATTAGCTTTACTATTATTCACAGAACCACAGGAGAAACAACAACAAGTAAAGTTTAAACTATTGACTTTTCTATTTCCAGCGAAGCATAAACACTACAAGCAATAGCTTGCAATCGAGTAAGTTGATGCTTTTTAACTAAATCGCTTGTTAAACTTCTTCTTGCAGAAACAATTTGTAAACCTTTTGGCATACCATTTTCTTTATATTTTTTTAAATATTCTCTAAATTTATTAAAAAGATCATCAAGTGTTAAATTCTTGTTTGATAGCACATTTACTACATCTCTATGAGTCATATCCATATTTATTACTGCATTAATGCTGGGTGAAGGTTGGAGGAAATTTTGAGTAGAAGTCACCCTAAGAGCTTTTAAAAACTCTTTACTTTTACTCATAATTTCTTGGCTTAGTTGGCTATTAACGCCGGTTTCAGGCCATCGTCATTTCCAGATTTAGTCTGGGATGCTAATGTCAGTCAGCATCTGAGTCCACTCATGAGTAGGGCCAGTTTATGCAGAATCTTGGTAACATGAATTCAAGTTCTACAAGCTAGGGTGTTAACTGGCAACTTCATACTAAAGCAAGTCCCAACACTGAAGCTTTCCTAGCTTTCCCAATCTAACTTCTTCGCCTTGTGTAATGCCGACCCGGAGGTTACCCGAAAACATTACGGCGGCTTGTTTAACAAGCAATTTAAGATCTAACAAAATTAAAAGAACGATGCAAGAAAAAAATTATACGAAATCATGTATAAAAGCTTGACTGTACATTTTTTGTTTGGTAATATTCTAGTCGCTCAGGGTATACGGATTGATCATCTGAGCGGCTTGATTTTGAACAGGATGTTAAAATCTAGTTGCTTAGTTCTAGACAGGATGTTCAAACCTGGCTGCTTGGCCTTGAAAAGGACGTTTGAGGCCAAGCAACTTCACTCATTCTCAAACATCGCTTTAAACCGTCCAAATTTAATCATCAGTTAATTTTTATCTTGAAGCCGATAAATCACATTAAGGAAAAATTAAGCCCGCCATGGTATTTTAAAATGCCTTACAAAGCATGTTTAAAATGAAACCGATGACGGGCATATTTAGGGTAGGGTAATGGTTTGATATGCCATAGCCTAAAAACCGCTCAGCGGCCGTTTATTTGGCTCTCAGAGGGAATCATCGGTCATTCCCTTTTCATACAAGTAATCTACAAACTCGTCATTAACCTCGAATTTCTTTAATAAAAAGAATACCCGTTGACTTATTGCGAAAATTTTAACCTGCATTTCAATTTGGATTCTCAATATTTCACCAATTCGAGAGTCGGCTATTTTTTCAATTGCACGCAAATCATGCCCAATTGCAACTTCCATGGTTTTAAATTTTTCATCAATATATTTTTTTAATTCGTCATTTTCCATTAGTTAGCACTCACTTTTTGACCAATCAAACGGTGGGAATATTAACCAATCATAATCGGGGCATAGTTCTTGGCGCGTCACATGACCCTTGGTAAGTGCTTCAATTTTTAGAGCAAGAAGTGGACCAACTTTGGTTTTGCCATGGATAACTTGACTAACTCTACTACAGGATTCATATTGAAGTGCCCGTGATAATCCAGTCACACTGCCAAAATATTCAACAGCTCTGTTAAACGCTTTTTTAACGCCATCATGTTCAAGTGTTGTGTAATACATATGTGTTTGTTCTCCCTTTTCGTTAATACTTGACCAATCCGTTGGTGGTACCAACGACCAGTCATAGTTTGGGCATAACTCATGTCGTTTGACATAACCTTTTGTTGCTGCTTCAACTTTTAATGCAATCAACGGCCCAATTCTTTTCTTACTGCTCAATATGTCATAAAAATTTCCATTTCTTTTAAAACCAACACTATTTGAAAGTCTAAAAACGTTTCCAAAATAATCAATTGCTCTTTGAAGAGCTTCTGCTGCAACAGGACTTTCTGCAACTGTTACCAGCTCATTTGATTTAGTTGATTGTATTTTATTGCTTTTTTTATTCTCGTCCATGTCACAGATTGTACAAAACTTATGGACAAAATACTATCATTTTCTTGCAATGGTAGCTTATATGAACTACTATGATTCATGAGTGTTTCTCAGGAGGACTTTATGCAAATTAGCCAACTATTTAATCAACCGTTATATTTTAATTTAATATCACAAATTATTTTTAATGGACGCAGTGACTGGCAGCAACTTACATCAGACCAAAAAGAAGTATTGCTATTTTTGCGCGCTGATATGATAGAAGAGTATGAAACTGCGTTTTCAACGGGCAAAGCTTATGACAAAAAAGAATTGCTACGACTGCTTAAAATAGCTGTTAAAACAGACCATAATCCTAAGCTCATTGCCGAGGAGTTATTTGATGAATTTATATGGTACATCATTAAATTAATTAATGAAGACTTTCGGACATACAAACAGTTGTATGAACGGCAATATATCTCAAACCCATTACAGTAACAAGGAGGTTACAATGTTAACTGAAAAACAATTACGTGAACGCAAAACAGGTATAGGCGGCAGTGACGTTGCCGCCATATTCGGCATGAGCAAATACAAAACGCCCATAGATGTCTATCTTGATAAGACATCAGATACGGTTAGTTTTGTTGAACCCACCAAACAAATGAAGTGGGGCATTGAGGTAGAACCTGTTATCTGTAATATCTTTGCTAAAGAATATGACAAAGAGGTTATACAACCAACAGACACCTACAGACACCCAGAAAACTCATGGATGATTGCCAACCTTGATGGCTGGATAGAATCAGAAAAAGCAGTTATAGAAATAAAGACTGCCTCCAGAGGTAGCGAATGGGGTGACGAAGGTAGCGATAATATACCAACTGAATATTTGTTACAGTGTGCGCATTACTGTGCTGTAATGGATGCAAGCATTGTTTATATCTATGTCAGCATAGGTGGTGCTTTTCCTAAGCTTTATGTTTATGAACGTGATACCTCACTTGAAGCCAAAATTATTGAAAAAGAACAATATTTTTGGGAAACCCACATCTTAAAGAATAAACCGCCCAAAATACAGACCAATGGTGATATCAGTAAAATCTATACGGGACGTGACAGTAAGCCGCTTGTAAGCACTGAAATTGAGTTTGATTTAGAAATTATCGATGCATTAAAAAAGATAGAAAAAGACATAAAAAATCTTGAGCACCGCAAAGAACAAATGAAAAACTTGCTTTGTATGACATTAAAAGACCATACAGTTTTGGTGGACGAGGACTACAACGAGCTTGTAACTTGGAAGCCTGTAACAACAAACCGTTTTGATACAAAGCATTTTCGCAAAGAACATCCGGATTTATATAAACAATATCTTAAAAAATCACAATCTAGATATTTTAGGGTGAAATAGGGGAGGGCAGGACAGTGAACAGCTTTGTTCAGATCAAGGAATTTACCAATTTAATCACTGTCCTGCTTATCAACATTATCATAGCGCTATTGGGTGGTAAAGAGCTGTTAGCTGATTTATCACCTTTGGCGGTTGCATGGGTAATATTGCTCTTTAATTTTAATTTGTTTGTATTTATCACATTAATAAGCAGTTTGTTCAGGCGGATATACAGATGAGTAAAAATTTTATAGATGCGTTTTTTGAGAGTGTGCTTATTGTGGGCACTATAAACGCTATAATATTTGTCTGCTTGGCTTATACAAGTGTTGATATAAAATACCCATTTTTAACCATATTTAATGCTAATTTAATAGGTTCATTCATTTATGCACTAATCTACTGTTACTGTAGACCGATTGCTTGGCTAAAGAAAGTCCTCTTTCGCACGAAAACCAAGTTGAGTAGTCGGTCTACAGAAATAGTAAAACGTGCGAAAGGAGGAAACCATGAACCAGATAGCCACAAGAGATAAGCCCTCGCTGCTTAAGACATTTGGCGAACGCTATGAGATTGAGCCAGCCAATGTCATGTCAGTGCTGAAAAAAACAGCATTTAGTACTGTTCGTGATATTACAAATGAGCAAATGATTAGTTTGCTTGCCGTTGCCAATGAATACAACCTTAATCCTTTTACTAAAGAAATTTATGCTTTTTCTAATGGGGAAGGGATTGTACCAATTGTCGGTGTCGATGGCTGGATTACGATGATAAACAGACAGGCACAGTTTGATGGCGTTGAGTTTAGGACGTCAGATACAACAGTTGAAGTAGGAGGTGTTACCTGTTGTGAGTGGATGGAAGCTGTTATCTACCGTAAGGATTTAACGCATCCAATCATTGTCCGTGAATATTTCAAGGAGGTTTTTAGAAACAAGAATAATTGGAAACAACAACCAATGCGTATGCTTCGACACAGAGCGCTTATTCAATGCGCGCGTGTAGCATTTGGTTTCTCAGGCATTTATGACCCAGATGAAGGACGCAACATTATTGAGGCAACTGCAAAACCACAGTCAAACGGCACTAAAGTTTACGAAACCAAGGCCGATGCATTAAGTGACGCATTAGATGGCGTTGTATTTGATGAAGACACAGGGGAGATAGCTAATGAATAATCACAACTTAGAATCCTACGAGTTCATATTTGATGCACTTGCGGCAGTACTTGCAACTAAACATCCTGAAAAATTTTTGAATGATAGAAGGCTACAGTTTATTATTGAGAATTTGCATCGCTTGCTAATACATAGGGAGTCAAAGCACGCTATCATGAACAACCCCAAGCATCGACAAATTGTTGAAAAATTTCATCAATATATGGCAGATGATTTAGTGAAGACATTGAGGCATCATGCGCAAACAAGGAGCAAACAGTGAACAATGACAAAGAATTAGATGATATTGAAAAATTTCTTGATGAGGCACTAGAAGATGCTTTCCCCTCATTTGAGCAGCGTGCAATTAAATGTTTTGAGTTATTAGACGAGCGTGTCACACTTTTAGAAAATAAAATAAAGGATTTAAAAAACAATGAGCATCAATAAGATTGATGGATTGCAAGCATATTTACAAAGTGCACATAATGTAGAACAAGATGACGATGATAAATTTGACAATTTAACGCTTTTTGAATCATTTCCTGAAGGACTAGAAGGTCTAATTAATAAACTAATACATTCAGAAATTACCGAACTTGCTGAGCTTACTGGTGGAATCAGTAAATTATATGGAACTATTACAACCACAAGTAAACCAAATAGTATTGACAGAGAAATCATGATAAAAATCACAAAAGATGACCCAAATGATGTTCTTACAAAATGGTATAAAAATGAGCAGTGATGACAAAATAATATTTAAAGCAGTAATCGATTGTATTAATGGTTTTTTAAATGAAACCGAGACAGTTGATAAAGATCCTAATCATAAATCTGGAGAATTGCTTGGTGCAATAATTGACAGCTTTAATAGTGCGATTTTTGATATTAGAATAGAAGCCATTGATGCAAAAATGAATGATGAAGATGAAAAATCAAAATATTTTTATAAAATAATACAAATATATGAACTAATTAAATTAAAGTTATACCAAGATTTTTTTTCAAATATACCACAGGTAGAGTTTGATGATGAAAAATCTGCAATAATCAATTCATTACAAGATTCCCTTAAATACGCACAAGAGACTGCAAGCAATGAGCAGTGATGATTTATCAATAGAGCAGAAATTAAGTCTCATTAATCAAAGAGTTAATTTTCTAGCGCAAAGTGTAACTATTATTCAGGGTAGACTTGAGCATGAACAGGCAGAAAGATTTAAAATAATTGATAAAATTAATATGTTAGAACAGCGTGTTAAGGAATATATGAACAATGAGCAGTGATAACGATACTAAAATTACAATAATTGAACAAATGTATAAAGACGCAGGCATTGGAGATTCCTGGGAAGAACGACAAGCATTCCATGAAAAACAGCTTGATAGTCTTATAAAAGTTTGCAAAAAAACTAGTGAAGAAATTATACAAGAAGGTCAAAAAAGTGATGACATAAAATTTACAAAGGAAGAGCTAGAGTTTATAAGTTGTTTGCTTGCCCTAAAACAACCTTTTTATTCGTATACTGCAGAAGATGAACACTTATTGGTATATGAAAACTTTTACAAAATTAAGCAATCAATATTGCAAAAGATAAGCGCAAATTTAGAACTTCATCCAAAATTTAGGACAGCGAAATTTACTAGAACTTTGGAAGGCTGAGCACGAATTAAACAAAAACACATTTAACGCAATTAACCATCTTATAGAAATATTACAAAACAAATAATGGTGATTATCAGAGTAATCACCATTAAGTGGAGCAAATATGAAGATTGACGATGAAATCGTAGATGTAGTGTCAGCTTTAATCAATAATCCAGAAGCTCAAGAAGCATTTCCAATGACTAAAACTTTTGTAAAATTGTTAATGATTGAGCATGGAACAACTAAATTAAATCCAAAAAACACTGAACAACGATTTAAAAAGTAACTAAATGGGTAAAGTTTACTGTCCTTGCGGATGGATAATTTCGACTATTCTGGATCCATGTCCGGACAAATATTTTTTTATAACTGATAGGTCACTACAATTAGCTGTAGATAAAATGATTAAAATTGAAAGTGAGGGTATAGTTGATCCAGATGACTTTCTAATTGAATTAGAAATTCAAATTGTAGATAATTCTACCGAAGCTTATAAATGTCCAAAATGCAACAGAATTGCTATAGTAGATAATAATTTTAAACTTCATTGGTATGACGCAAAAAAGAATTCCTCGTAAGTTAAAATATCACCATAAATAGTATATTTCTTGACCTATTGTACATTTTTTGATAAGATACGATTTAGACAATATTAGGTGGAGATAACAATGTCTAAGTTAACAGAAACAAACGATGATTTGGAATTTTATTTTGAATCAGGCAAGCAAGATAAGCTACATCAAACACTAATTCTAAAAACTTGGAAGACCATAGCGCATTTATTTGACAATTGGCACAAAGTTGAAAATACTCAAGACCCTATTCAAATAAAATTTATAATTCTTCCTACTAATGATATTTCAGACCCCTTTAATCAGTCGTTTTTTGCATCTAAAGATTTACAAGAATTGCAGTCAATTAAGGACAAAGTGCAAGAGTCAATCAAGTTAACAACTGACTCATTTAAGATAAACCCCAAGATTGAGGTCAATTTTATACAAGATATATATCAATCCACATTTTCATGTGAATGCGTTATTGAATTATCAAAGAAAGATTTAAAACAAGCTAAACTTGACGTAAAAAAATTGATTGGCATCTGCTTTGGTACTTTAACTCCTATCGCTGTACTTGCCACATTTGGTTTTCTTGCTACTACCATCTTAACACTAAGCCCCATTGTGCTTGCTTCATGCATGGCACCAATGCTGTTTCTAAGTGCATTTTTAATATATGAATTGTCATCATTAAATACATCAAAAATTGAGACAATGCCAACAAACCTTCAAGATATAATTAAACCTCCAACAATTGGATAAATTTTGATCCGTTGCTTGTTTTTTGATATGATATGATATGAATTGGACAATATTAGGTGGAGATGACAATGTCTAAATTAGCAATATTTGAAATAGACAAATATGGAGAATTTTATTTTAGTGTAGCCAATACAAAACAACTAGATGCTAAATTAATACTAGGAACCTGGCAAGCCATAGCGCATTTATTTGACAATTGGCGCGATACTGAAAGTGCTGAAGATCCCATTCAGATAAAATTCGAAGTCATTCCCAGCAAGAATAATTTTTATCCTTTTAATCAAATGTTTCTGTTGAATCAAACTGAAGAGCAAAGATTGGAATCTTTACAATCAATTAAAAAACTGTTAGAGCATAGCATTAAGCGAACAGCCGAATTAATTGGACTAAAAACCGTAATTGGCATCAGTCCTTTAAAATACGAAGACAAAATAACGTATGAATGTG